TCATTGAGTTGAATAATGGTCAGTATGCACTGTATCCAAACAATAGAATGCGTATTTTTGACAATAGTTTGACACCTGTTGACCCTAAAATGCCTGATTTTAAGGTTTCAACTGAATATTATAGTGTTGAAAATGGATTTGAACGTCTTGGAATGGGTCGTGAAGACGAATATTTTTGGAAAACAGCAAAAGAACGTAAAAATGAAGAAGAAAAACCTGAAGATATGTACAAATCACAAGATGGGCGTCCTTTAGACCTTCAATAAATACGAAAAAAGAGGAAATATGGCACAGAACCCATTCCTCTTAACGAATTTTGATCAAATACCCTAATAAATAATACATAATTGCCGTATTGTTGTGCCTTTAGAAAGGATAAGTCAAGGATTTAAAGATATTAGCATGTCTTTTCAGACTAATCCTCTGACAAAAGATTTGATTGCAATGAAAAATGAAAACGCAATCGCAAGATCAGTAAAAAACATTGTTTTTACAAATCCTGGGGAGAAATTTTTTAATCCAAGATTTGGATCACGCATTACTGAATCTCTTTTTGAAAATGCTGATGATCTGACTGCGATTGAAATTCAAACTCAGATTGAAGACTCAATTAAAAGGTATGAACCAAGAGTTAATTTAAAATCTGTTGAAGTATTTGCCGATATAGATGGTAATTCATTCGATGTCGTTATTGTATACGATATTATTGGAGCTGATATTCCACCACAACAATTAGAATTCGTATTGCAACCAACAAGGTAAAATGTCACTAGTAAATTTTACAAATTTAGACTTTGAGGACGTTAAAACTACTCTCAAAGAATACCTAAAGTCAAATTCCAATTTTACGGACTATGACTTCGAAGGTTCCAACCTATCGACGATTTTAGATTTATTAGCATACAATACGTATATTACTTCGTATAATGCTAATATGGTAGCAAACGAAGTTTTTATTGATACGGCAACTTTAAGAGAAAATGTAGTTGCATTAGCAAGAAATATTGGATATACTCCCAGATCAAGAAAAGCAGCAACATCAGCGATATCATTTATTGTAGATACATCTAACATAACACCCAAACCAGCGTCTATAACCCTCCGTAAAGGGACTGTAGCAGCGTCTAGTGGCACCTTTGGTGGTTCTAGTGGGTCTTTCTGTATTTTAGATGATATAACCGTTCCTGTAGTCAATGGAATTGCTGCTTTTAATGAAATACCAATCTATGAGGGGACGGTTGTAGAGAAAAACTTTACTTACAGTGCTAGAAATCCTCAACAAAAGTTTATTTTACCAAATGCTGGAGTTGATACGGATTTAATCAGAGTTGGTGTTAAAAATAATTCATCTTCAACTGCAACTGTAAAATATTCTTTACAGGATAACTTATTCTATGTTGGAAGTGATTCAAAAATCTACTTTTTACAAGAAGTTGCGGACGAAAGATATGAAATATTCTTTGGTGATGGAGTTTTTGGTAAAAAACTAGATGATCAAAATTATATTACAGTCACTTATTTGGTAACTAATGGAGATTCTGGAAATGGATTCTCACAATTTGCTTTTAATGGTAGATTGACTTATGTAAGAGACGGAAATGAATATACAATTACCTCTGGTATATCACTCTTAACACCAGAGTATAGTTCCAGAGGAGGATCTGCAATTGAAGAAGTTGAGTCTGTTAGAAAATATGCTCCAAAGATTTACTCAACTCAAAACCGCGCAGTAACCGCTGATGATTATGAAACATTGATTCCCGCAAAAATATACCCAGATACAGAATCCATTTCCGTATTTGGTGGAGAGGAATTAATCCCTCCTCAATATGGAAAGGTTTTTATCAGTATTAAACCTAGATTTGGAGATTTTCTTCCAAATTTGATTAAAGATAACATCAAACTAAAATTAAAAAAATACGCAGTAGCAGGAGTTGTTCCTGAAATCTTAGATCTTAAGTATCTTTATCTTGAGGTAAGTTCAAAAGTTTATTATAATACCAATCTAGCACCATCAGCAGCTGATGTTTCAACAGTAGTTTCTAATAACGCATCTAAGTATGCTAGTTCTACCGAATTAAATAAGTATGGTGCTCGATTCAAGTACAGTAAGTTTTTGAAAGTGATTGATGATAGTCATGAAGCAGTAACATCAAACATTACTGTTGTGAAGATGAGAAGAGATTTGAGAATTGTACCAAATACGATTGCTGAATATCAAATTGGATTTGGCAATCAGTTTCATATTTTCAGCATAAATGGTTATAACATAAAATCTAGTGCATTTAGAGTTTTTGGAATTCCTGAGAATGTTTATCTTGGAGATATTCCAAATACAAATAGACAAACTGGAACTCTATTTTTCTTCACCGTACCCAATGTAGGTTCTCAAAGTCCAACAATTATACGCTCTAATGTTGGTACTATTGATTATGTAAATGGCATTATAACCATTAATGCGATTAATATTACCGCAGGAATGGAAAAAGACGGACAACAGACCGTAGAGATTCAAGCAACACCTCTGTCAAATGATGTTGTTGGATTACAGGACCTTTATTTACAACTAGATACTAGTAACAGTACGTTTGAAATGGTATCAGACGAAATCGCATCAGGACTTGACCCATCAGCATCAAATTATATTGTTTCTTCTTCTTATGCAGAAGGCAATTTAGTTCGTGTTGGTGGTCCTGAAAATGCTGCAATTACTACAGCAAACACCACGGCAAATACAACTACTTCCACTAATAGTTCTTTTGCTGGTACAACTTCAGGAACCTCTGGTGGTTCATCTGGCGGTTCATCAGGATCGGGTTCAGGTAGCGGTTACTAATTTAGAGATATAGAAAAAATGGCAGAAACAAGAATCAAATTTAGCAGCATCGTTAAGAATCAACTCCCAACTTATGTTGAGAATGAGTTCCCTCTTATCTCTGAATTTTTAAAACAGTATTATCTCGGTCAGGAATATAAAAGTGGTCCTGTTGATTTAATACAAAATATTGACCAGTACATAAAGGTTGATGAGCAAGCTAATTTAAATCATGAAACTGCTCTGAATGGCGATATTGATGAATTTACAACGACAATAAATGTAACTCCAGGCGGAACAACTGATTTCCCAGATTCTTATGGTCTGCTGAAGATAGGAGATGAAGTAATAACCTATACTGGAAAAACTACGTCTTCTTTTACTGGATGTGTTAGAGGATTTGTTGGAGTAACATCATATAAATCAGATTCAAAACAAGGGGATCTTGTCTTCAATTCTACCTCAGCTTCCGAGCACTCTGATGGGGCAAAAGTAGAAAATTTAAGTTGCCTTTTCTTAAAAGAGTTTTTAAATAAAACCAAAATTCAAGTTTTGCCAGGTTTATCAGATAGACCTCTGGCATCTAATCTGGATCAAAATATCTTTATAAAGCAATCAAAAGACTTTTACTCATCTAAAGGAACTGATGAGTCCTACAAAATTTTATTTAAAGCTCTCTATGGCGTAAATGTTGAGATAACAAAACCAAGAGATTATCTACTTACACCTTCAAATGCTAACAATTTAGTAACTTCTAATTTTTTAGTAGAATCAATTACTGGTGATCCTTCAGAATTAGAGAGTAGAACTATATTTCAAGGGGATAATGATGAAACATATACTGCAATATATGATATTGAAAAAGTAAATGCTGGAACTGGAAAAACTTACTATAAACTTTCCTATGATAATGGATATAACAGAGATTCTAGATCTTTAGGATCAACTGTCGGTACTTTTAAAGTTGCACCAAAAACTCATATTATTGGAAATGTTTCTGCTGGATCTACGTTTATTGATGTGGATTCAACAATCGGATTTCCAAATTCTGGAGAGATTTATGTAACATATCCAAACGCAATTACAAATACAACGGGTATTGTTTCTTATACATCTAAAACAATAACTCAATTTTTGGGTTGTAGTAATATCACAGATACTTTAATTGACGGTAATACTTTAAGTACGGAAGATTTTGCTTCAATAAAACCAGATGATAATATTAATCCTATTGAAGTTCGTCTTACGCCTGTTCTGTCTGGTTTTTCAAAACAAAATGGTATATTTGACTATAAATCGGGAGATAAATTTAATATAAAAACTCTTGGTGTTGAAGACAGTTCATTTAAATTTAAAAACTGGTTATATGGCAATCCGGTCAAGTATTTAATTAGTAAAATTGAATTAATTAGTACGGTTTCGCCAAAAACCTATAAGTTAACTTTAAACAAAGAAAATTACTTATCTCTTGGAGACTCTGTAACCATAAGTTCTTTGACCGGAGTAGAATCTTTTGATGCAGAAGT